CACTAAATTTCAAATACTTAGATCTAGATTCGTGGAATAAAGGCGTAAGACCTGAGAAGGAAATTGCTAGATCCAAGATAATATTACACGTTGGAGAAATTAAAAATGAACAAGCTTGAGTTAGTAGCACGCTTAGTAGATAATACATACAACCCAGTATCAAAGTCCGGTACGTATTCTTTAAAGGGGACAATGCACGGCAACCGTCTGGTTTTGAAATTTCAAACGATTGTTAATTTTGCCTCTGAGCAATCATTAAGGCCGCAAGTACAAACAGCTAGAGAACATGCTCAACAACTTATAAAGGAATTCATTAGTAATCTTAAGAAAAACTACAAGGACAAAACTGATGAGTCACTCAAAATAGAAGATAAGGGAGGAGATGATAACATAGAAGTAATACAGGCGACTTCTAACTCTCCTCGAAAAGTAGCGTACTACAGATATAATCAGGATTTAGTTATCATCTAAGATGAATAAGCAGCTTCAAGTCAAAGAGCTGATAAAGTGCGGAAAAGATCCGTCGTATTTTCTCAAGAAATACATAAAAATTCAGCACCCTACAAAAGGTCTAGTTAAGTTCAACACTTATCCTTTCCAGGACGATTGCTTAAAGGACTTTGTAGACCACCGATTCAATGTAATATTAAAGTCTAGACAGCTTGGGATATCTACACTTTCTGCTGCCTATGCTGTTTGGTTAGCGTATTTCTACAAAGATAAGAACATACTGATTATTGCGACTAAATTAGCAGTAGCACAGAATTTTATAAAAAAAGTCAAAACAGCAATAAGAGGACTTCCTTCTTGGATGAACCTAACCGAAGTTATCGGATCCAACAAACAAGGTGTCGAATTTAGTAACGGATCACAGATAAAAGCTGTTCCGACTTCTGATGATGCTGGTCGTTCTGAAGCTTTGAGTTTATTAATAATAGACGAAGCGGCTTTTATTAGAAATTTTGATGAAATATGGATGGGGCTGTATTCAACCCTTTCGACTGGTGGTAGGTCTATAGTTTTATCAACACCCAACGGAGTAGGTGACAAATATCACGATTTATGTACAGGAGCTGAGTCTGGAGAAAACGAGTTTAATCTCATAAAGCTAATGTGGGACGTTCATCCCGAACGCGACGAAAAATGGTTTGAGACAGAAACTCGAAACATGAGTAAAAAGCAAATCGCTCAAGAGCTTATGTGCGATTTTGCCGCATCAGGAGAAACTTTTCTTGCTGCCAACGATCTAGAAAATATGGCACTTAGAGTCAAGACACCCATTGAGAGATGGGGTCCAGGAATGAACGTGTGGGTCTGGAAGTATTCTCTATCAGAACACAAATATGTCATAAGTGCAGACGTTTCTAGAGGAGATGCAGCTGATTATTCGACTTTTCACGTGTTAGATGTTAATACCGGAGAACAAGTTGCTGAATACAGGGGCAAAGTTCCACCTGATCAGTTTGCAATTCTTCTTGCAGAAGCAGGAAAGAGGTATAATAATGCTTTGGTATGTCCGGAAAACAATACATACGGTTACGCCGTGGTAATGAAATTATCAGAGATTGGCTACACTAATCTTTATTACAAGAATGAAAAAGATAAACTCAATGCGCTGTACACCGGAAACGTTCAGCTTTCTAAGATAGGTTTTACAACAAACGCACAATCAAGAGGTCAGATTCTAACAAAACTTGAAGAAGTCTTGAGAAACAATTCAGTATCTTTCTATTCTTCTAGATTCATTGAAGAATTAAAAACTTTTGTCTGGAAGGGACAAAAAGCTCAAGCTCAAAAGGGAAAGAATGATGATTTAGTCATGGCTGCAGCAATAGGTGTGTGGTTGTTCGACTCGGATCCAAAAGTCAATAAGCAAAATGTTGATTTAAACAAGGCCATGCTTGACGGGTTCGCAGTCAACAGAAGGCCAGTGGCAAATAAAAAGAGTCCGTGGGGGAGGTTTGGGTGGAGTCAAACTAATCGACCGTACCCAGCCGGATCCGGTGCAGATTCTGAAGATTTTGATTGGCTTTTGTAGTTTAGGTTTTAATTTATCTGAATACAATAATTATTGTTTGAAAACAGGAGCATTTAATGTCTGAGCAAGCAAGCCTCTTTACAAGACTGACTAAACTTTTTAGAAACGGACCGACTGTAAAGAGAAGAGTAAGAAACATTAAATCGCAAACACCTTCAGCGTCTACAGCTTTGGAAGTGTTTCGAAGAGCACACAGTGATGTATACAATTCGACATTGAGTGCATACGGAGCCTTCGATAGAATGGCACGCTATAGCGACTTTTCAGAAATGGAAGCAACACCGGAAATTGCTTCCGCATTAGATATCTACGCTGAAGAAACTGTGTCTTCTGACGAGCAAGGTAAAGTTCTTCATATATACTCTGAGAACAGAAAAGTACAGGAAATTCTAGAGAACTTGTTTTATGATGTTCTTAACATCGAGTTTAATCTTACGATGTGGGTAAGAAATCTCTGTAAATACGGTGACTTCTTTCTTTTTAATGATGTACATCCGGACTACGGAGTTATTAACACTTACCCAATATCAATTTCAGAAATGGAGAGGGAAGAAGGGTTTGATCCACACGATCCGTCTGCAGTCCGATTCAGATGGGTCACACAGGGTAATCAAGTTTTAGAAAACTGGCAGGTAAGTCATTTTCGACTTTTAGGGAATGACGCTTTCTTGCCTTACGGATCTTCTGTTCTGGAGGCTGCAAGAAGAATTTGGCGTCAGTTGATATTGATTGAAGATGCTATGCTCGTCTACAGAGTGATTAGAGCGCCAGAACGCCGAGTATTTTATTTAGATGTAGGTAACGTACCTCCTGAAGATGTTGCAAACTACATTGAGCAGGCCCAAACTAGTCTTAAAAGAAATCAGATCGTTGATAAGTCTAACGGACAAGTTGACTTAAGATACAATCCACTGTCAGTTGATGAAGATTACTTCTTGCCTGTTAGGGGAGGAGAGACAGGAACTAGAATCGACACACTCGCAGGTGGCCAAAACACAGCTGCTATTGAAGATGTTGAGTATATACAAAAGAAACTCTTTGCAGCTCTAAAGATTCCCAAGGCTTACTTGGGATACGACGAAGAAGTAGGTGCAAAAGCTACACTTGCTCAAGAGGATATAAGATTTAGTAGATCAATTCAAAGAATTCAAAAAACAATTATTTCTGAGCTTAACAAGATTGCAATGATTCATCTTTATTGTCACGGATACGAAGGAGAAGATTTAGCCGAATTTGATCTTCGTCTCTCTAACCCATCTTCCATAGCACAGCAGCAGAAGCTCGAGCTTATAAGAGCCAGATTTGAAATAGCAGGAGCTGCTCCAGAAGGATCTGTTGATCGTTCCTGGATCCAGAAAAATGTACTTGGGTTGACGGATGAGGAGATCGAAGAAGTACACCAAGGAAGACTTCTTGACAAGGAGCGAGATCTAGAGCTTGAATCCGTGAAAGCTCCGGAACCAGAAGTAGACACCGGTGGAGGAGGCGAAGGCAGTGAAGATACTGGAGGAGATGATGAAGAGAGCGGAGAGGACCTTTTCGCAGGTGATAAGCCTGAAGGAGATCTTCTAATAGCTAAGCCTGCAAAGGAAAAGACAGACAAAGAAGATTCTGATATAGAAGTCGACCTTTCTCTCTCTATTGATGATATAGATGCTCCACTAAAAGCTCAAAGACAGATTCACAATGCATTTGGACAGAAAATTTCTAAAAGCAGAAAGGTTACCAGCGGTCCTGGTTCAACTCACATGCCCGACTTTGTTAAAATGACATCAGTTGGTAAGTCGGGAAGAAAACAGGACACGATGAACAAACCTTTTGACAATGATTTTCTCAAAGATCCTTTTTCTGAATCAGTTGGTACTTTTACTCCTCCGAGGCTTACTTATGATTTAGTGAGTACTTTGAATAAAATGGACACTAAGATAGGAATAAAAAGAAAATCTCTTCTTTCAGAAGCAGACATAACAGAAGGAGACCCTAATGGCGAAGCATAATAAGAAGCGCAACGTCGGTCTACTACATGAACAGCTTATTAGACATGCTAGTAGAATGACAGTTGAAGGTAATGTCGAGAAAGCACAGGAATCAATCGATGTCGTTACCAGACATTTTGGAAAAAATTCCGAAATGCTGAAAGAGTTTAGATTGTTTAGTTCGCTCATTCACACGTGTGTGAGCTCTGAGGATCTGGCACTTAGAATTGTTGCAGAAAGCAGAAGAGCATGCGTGGATCATGATGCTAGCAAGCTCAGACATGAGAAATCTTTGCTAATCAAGGATATCAATCATCTTTTAAACGAAGAAAGTTTCTACGATCAAAGAATACCTGATTACAAGATTTTTGCAACAGTTCAGGCACTCTTGAATGAATGGAGAGGCGCAAGCCGTCTCACGCCAGCAGAAATAGTCCAGTACGAGACCAGACTTGTTAAGCACTTGACAAGAAGCGAAACAGGTTCGAACCTGCAGAAGTCTGAGAATGCTAATCCGTTGGTTCTCAACATTATGATTGAGAAGTTCAATAAGAAGTATGGCAAAACACTCACAGAGGATCAAAGAAAGATTCTAGAGTGCAGATTAATGAATAAAAACTCAGAAGCAGTTGTATTGATGGAATCAGTCAAGAGTAAAACACTTGATTCAATCGACAGATTCTACGAATCTCTGGATAACGATTACCTTAAAAAGAAAAAAGAAGTTCTTGTTGAAAGAGTTTCAAATTTCCAACCCGATGAAACAGACGAATCAGTGGCGAAAGCTCTTTCATTGGCAAATCTTTTGGCAGAACTGGAGGCGGAATAATGAACGATAGAAAACTATTGACAGAATGGCTAGCATTTGATTACTCTCCAGAGATGATCAAAGAATCTCGCGAGGCCAACGGCGGTAAATTAATGATGAAGGGTATCTTACAAAAAGCAGATACGCTTAACCAGAATGGGAGAATTTATCCGATTGAAATCCTTGAGAGAGAGGTAAGGAATTACCAAAAGTTTATCAAGGAAAACCGTGCGCTGGGAGAATGTGATCATCCTGACAGTTCTGTGGTTGAACTTAAGAACGCATCGCACATCGTTCGAGAAGCATACATGAATGATGGTGTATGTTACGGAGTTGTGGAACTGCTTGACACACCAAGCGGAAAGATATTACAAAGTCTGGTAGAATCAGGCGTAACTTTAGGAATCTCATCAAGAGGCGTTGGATCAACTCGCCGTGAAGGTGATTACGATGTGGTTCAAGACGATTTTCAACTGATTTGTTGGGATTTCGTTTCAGAACCTTCTACGCCAGGCGCCTTCATGATGAAAGAAGGAAAAGATTTTACGCGGGAAGATCTGAACAGACACTTTACTAAAACCGATAGAGTTGATAGGTTGATCAACGATATCATTTCTTGGGAGAATGACTAATGGGACAATGGGTAGGACCAGGTATCGGAGATGTGGGATCTTATCAGGTCTCAGGAACTCCTTTTGTTTTCGTAGTTGGCGCTGGAGCAACTAAAACAGCTACTTTGAGCTATGTAACGTCGGAAGTCCAAATAAATACTTCAGGTGTAGGAAGCACTGTTCACTTTGGAGACGTAGATTCAACAACTTACACATTGCCCGCGGGCTTATCAACTTTTCGAGTGAGATGTAAAAAAATAGTAGTCGTTTCTGCAGGAGGAGTGACAACCAGTGTTTGTGCTTCTCTAACAGGCATCGAAGCAAAACACCTTGACCAGCATGATCAGGACGATTACGGAACAGTCGCGTAAGGATAGAAAATGGCTAAGTTAACCAAAACCGCACTTAAATCTCTTGTGAAGGAATGCTTGGTCGAGATTCTCGCTGAAGGAATCGGATCAACTTCAACTTTGCAAGAAGACGTGAAAAAATCATCTATAAACGTAGAAGCAAGAAGACGAGCAGAAGAGAAAAGATTGGAACAGCATCGGAAAAAATTTGAAGTAAAAGTTGACAACACAGTTAACGAACTCACTGACGATCCGATAATGCAGTCTATTTTTGCTGATACTGCTAAAACCACTCTCCAGGAGCAGATGCAACATGACTCTCGACCTGGTTCTTCTATGAGCCAACCAACACCAGAAATGATGTCAGGCGATTCTGCAGGTATAGATTTAGGTAACTTGTTCAACGATGCTTCTTCAAACTGGTCTCAGTTAGCTTTTGCAGAAAAGAAGAATCGATAATTTCGGTTTGAGAATATGTATAGATTAGAGGGTAATTCTGTTGCCTGTTCATTTTAAGGAGAAAAAAGATGTCTAGAAGGGTAAGAAAACTCACAGCAAATTCTCTCAAGAGAATGATTCAAGAAGAAGCAAGGAAACTACAGGTTGAAACTTCTGATCCAATCGCAGCAGGTGTTGAAAAGATCGAGAAAGTAAAGGCTGAAGAAGTAGATGCAGATGAACTCGCAGGTTCTCTTGAGAAAGATATTGATTACATCAAAGCACTTAAAATACATGAAGCTAGACTGATGTCAAAGATTAAGAAAATTAAAGAAGCTAAAAATCTTCTAAGCAAAAGAATAGCAGATAAAATTTAAGGAGTAAAAAATGGCCTCACACAAGCAAGGAACTGTCGAGCCACCTATCACAGATAGAGCTATGGGAAGAGCAGGATCGAACGATCTAAAAGCATGCTTTGCATCAAGCCCAATACATACAGGAGACTTGACTGCTGATTCAATAAGAGAACAATATCAAAAGGATGTCTTGGACGGAGTCATTAACGATGGTGGCCACACATTTGGTACGTATGATCCAAACTATGTAGACGCACCCGATTTGACAGATGTCGAGACCGGCGGAGGCGGACTGCCTGCTAGTCCGTACGTACCAAACCCAGTTTCGCCAGGAGAAGGTTCTATAGATCCATCTGATCAAGCCAAAGCACCTGACGGTTTTGGATCGACACCTTCAGCAACTCCTTTCACCGGCGTAGGGTCTCAGTTATCACCAAAAGCAGCAGCCGAAGCAATTTCGAGACAGACTTTGGGGCAATACGGTCTAGGTAAGAGTTCTTCCTAAGGAATAAGAAATGTCAACAAAACAAAATATGTTGCAATCATCTTTTCCTAGGTACGAGGAGACAGGAGTTCATTCCACGTCTAATAACGAAAGATTGAGAAGTGCCTATCCTAACAGCCCGATCTATTCGGGAAAAGGTACACACATTGATGATTTCTCTGACGATGGAATTAAAACTTGGTACGAAGAAGAAGTTTTAAACGGAGAGTTTCCTCCTGACTCGGAATTCAACGAAAGCAATTACGACTATTCTCTTTCTCCCAGTATTCCAAACACGGAACCGCCAGAGGGAGAAGCGAAACCTGGAGAACCCGGATCAACCGTGGTCGCTTCAGGGAAGGGTCCTAATGTTGCAACCATAAATCTCGACGATTTAGCCTCAAATGCCATGGTTGACCCCACATCTCCTAGTACTCCTCCGGGTTCTGGAGCAGGATCGGATGTTTCTCCTAAGGACGCTGCTCCCTCTATTGCAAAACAAAGTGTGTCTGTCCCAGGAGTTAAAGGATCTTCTGGAGCCAAATAAAAAACATGCCGAAAACAAGAATCGCAAAATCAGTTAGTGAACCTTCTTTTTCTAGATACGACTCTAGAAACGACCTGGGATATGGAAGGACCACGGCAAAATTTCACAAATCTAGATCAATGGGAGGATCTTACCCATATCAAGAAAAATCTGAGTTTGATGTAGAAACTGATTGGGAAGATGAAGACTCTCAAGGAGCAATAGATTCAAAAATTCCGCAACATCATAAATCTGATCCGTACTCAAAGAAGGGAACAAATCCTTTTTATTTTGCAGCTGGAAACACGAAGCTGTCCGACTGTTTTTTCAGAACTGATGAGATCTTAGAAGAAGTGCATGCTTTATCAAACTCTTTGGTTCCTATTCCAGGAATGACAAAAAAAAGAGGCAATTTCTCCGGTGGCACAAGAGTTGGGTCAGGCGCGATATCGTCACAAAACTTTAGAAGAACTGGCTCTGAAAAAGGATATGCAACGGCTCCTCCTGAAATAAAATATGACAAAAATGTTAACGATGAAGACAACGTAATATTTAATTTAGAAGATCTGGTCAAAAAACTGGAGATAGAGACTGGTAACTTTAGGCTCTATGGTGAATAATTAGTGAACAGACAAGGTGACATTAAATGAGCAAAACATTGTTTGAAGAAGCTGTAGCAGATGCTAATAAACTCAGAGAGCTAGCTGAGGAAACGGCAAAAAATAGAGTCGTTGAAGCTGTCATGCCTCAAATTAGAGATATGATTAACAAAAAAATACTGGGTGAAGATCTAGATGTTGATGACGAAATGCCATCAATGGAAGATCTAGAGGTCGAAGATCAAGTAGAAGTCGAGATCGAACCTGAAGATTCTCCTGCTGTGAACATTCAAGTAGATGGGAATGTTGAGATTGACTTGGAAATTGAAGGCAATGATGAAGACCTCGTAATGGATCAAGCCATGGCTGAGGCTTTGTCTTTGTTAATTAGAGGAGAAGAACCTCAAAAATCTGAGTTTGAAACAAAGCTTGATAAGTTATCAGAAAACGTTTCAAAACTTTCCTCTATATTAGAATCTGTTGATAAGCGTCACCTTACAAAACAACAGATTAAAAGATTAAATTTAAGTTATATGTATTGTCTTAGAGAAGCTATGAAGCTGAAGTCTGAGGTAATTTTGGTAGAAAATACGACTCAAGAGAGGCTTGAGCGAAGACTGACAGAAACAATTAAGGAGATAAGAAACATGTCGAAGTCAAATCGTCGCAATATTTTCGACTTCCTCTTCGAAGCTGAAGATGAGAAGAAGAAAGTAGAGGAACTCGAAGAGGCCGAGCTCTCCCTTGAGCTATCGGCCGACGAACAGGAAGAACTTGCATCTGCAGAAGATGCAGATGCAGTAAACACAGCTCTCGAGGATATCTTAGGTGATATTTCTCTTGAACTTGCCGGCGCTGAAGAAGGCGGAGAAGAAGGTGAGGAAGAAGAGGGCGAGGAAGAGCCTATCGAAGCCGAAGAAGGCGAAGAAGAAGATACTGATCTTGAAGAAGGCGATATGCTTGAGATGGGTCACATGGACGAAGGTGAAGACATGGACGAAGTCTATGAAATTGACGAAAACATGCTTCGAAGAGAACTTGCTTCCATGATGAACGAAGAGGCAGCAGCTGATGCTGACCCTGTTCTTGCACACGGTGGCGAAGAGATTGGTGACGTTCTTCTAGATATCTCTGAAGATGATTTGATTAACGCTCTTGCTGATGAGTTAGGATCAGTTTCTGAGTCTAGACGACCAAGAAGAAGATCCGGATCACGAGCACTTACTGAAGCACGTAAAGAAATTGCTCAATACAAGGAAGCAGTTGCAGATCTTAAGGGTCAGCTTGTTGAAATGAATCTTTTCAACGCTAAGCTTCTTTACGCCAACAAATTGATGCAAAACAAAGATTTAACCATGAAGCAGCAGAAGGCTATTGTCGAGGCTCTGGATAATGCTAAGACCCTTCGTGAAGCAAAGCTTCTTTTTAAGAGTTTGACGGAGTCCCTCAACCGACGAACTGGTTCTAAAAAGTTAACTGAGGGATCATTGAGAACTATCGGATCTTCTTCCAGATCAACCCGTTCGGCAGCACCAACGCCGGCAAACAGTGGGTCTGAGGCGGATAGATGGGCAGTTCTAGCTGGATTAACTAAAGACATTAAAAAATAAGGAGAAAAAAATGTCAACGTTTTCATTGGAGCAGCTGACTGAAGGAATCCGCCAGAGACATCTCGGATCTCAGAACGTTCAGCTCGTAGAAAAGTGGGCTCGTACGGGTCTTCTTAGAGGACTCGATGGAGTCAAAAGAGAGAACATGGCTCGTCTCATGGAGAATCAGGCAAGCCAGGTTCTTAAAGAGCAATCATCTCTCTCAACAGGTGGGGGAAACCTTGCCAACAGCGGCGACATGCGTGGTTTCACGAACATTGCTTTCCCGATCGTAAGAAGAGTTTTCGGAGGCCTTATTGCTAACGATCTCGTAAGCATTCAGCCAATGAGCCTTCCTTCAGGACTGTTGTTCTACTTGGACTACACAAGAGGAACAGTCGTAGGTGATGTTTCGGGCCAAGGAGCTAAGTATAATACTGGATCATCAGTTTATAATAGTCCAGTAGGATCCTCAGTTCAAGCAGGATCTGATGCTGTCGGAGGTCAGTTTGACCTTGCGGGATTGGCTTTCTCTAGAGCACACAAGACAGACACAGCTCTAAAAGCGGAAATTTTGTTCACTGGATCATTTGGATCGGACGCCGCTTTAAGTGGGAATCGAGACGCAACATGTCTACACGCTACAGGATCAGACGCGAAATTTTTGCAGTTTGACCCGCAGATCCTTGCCGCGATCGAGAGTAATGCAAATCCAGGTATTGCACCGGGTAATGGTACATACAAGTTCATGATCGTTGATACAGCTGCTATGCCAAATCTCGACGGAACTCTTGTGAAGGAAGTTGCTGCTATCGCAACAGACGGAGATGAAGCAGCAGTCGAACTCAAGCCGATCGGAAACGATGCAAACGGCAATCCGATCCAGGAAGGTACTGCTGTTCTGAACGTCAGACGTTTGAATCAACTTGGAAGATTCTCAGGTGGTGTCTTTACTCCTGATCCTCTTGTTTCAATTACCCACGCTGATGCAGCTGTATTGATGGTTGTGTCAGGTGCAGTTGACAACGATAAGGACCGACCGGCGGACGGCAAGGTTACATTAGCATATCCGATGTCTGCAGAACTTGCTTCATCTGATGGTAGCTCATTGGTTGTTCCTGCTTTCGAATCTAACTTCGGAACAGATCCTTCACCTGAGATCCCAGAGATCGATATCAAGGTCGAGGCACTTCCAGTTGTTGCCCAGACACGTAAGTTGAGAGCACGTTGGTCACCAGAGCTTGCTCAGGATCTTAACGCTTACCACAGCCTTGACGCTGAGGTTGAGTTGACCCAGATCCTTTCAGAGCAGATTGCTCTTGAGATCGACAGAGAGGTTCTTAACGATCTTCTCACACAAGCTGGTGCTGCCAACTACTACTGGTCACGTGCACCAGGTCGTTTCTTGAACAAGGAAACAGGTGCGGTTTCTAGCGTTGGTACTTTCACTGGTACAGTTCGTGAGTGGTATGAGACTCTCGTAGAGACGATCATCGACGTCGCAAACCAGATCCACAGAAAGACACTTCGTGGTTCCGCTAACTTCATTGTTGTTGGACCAGACGTTGCTACTATCCTTGAAGCAAGCGTTCTTTACAAGCCATCATACAGCCTCGACGGTGACGGACAGGTTAGTGGCATGGTAATCGGCGCTGAGAAGGTTGGTACCCTTTCAAATCGTTTCACGGTTTACAAGGACCCTTACTTCCCACGCAACAAGGTTCTTGTTGGTTACAAGGGCGGAAGCTACCTGGAGACAGGATACGTTTACGCTCCGTACGTACCGCTGATCGTTACTCCAACGATCTTCGCACCAGAGGACTTCACCC